TTGAGCAAGAGCACCATCGTCATCATCCGGAACAATTCCGACCGCAGCAGAAAGCGCATATCTTCTTGCATAAGAAATAGCAGACCCTGTGCTATGCGCATCCTTTTTGCCCATGGGAACTAAAAGAGGGCCAAACTCAATCCACTGACCAGAAACATGCTGCAGCCTTGTTACAACAGATACACCCTCTGGACAAGAGGAGGCGTCTTGAATAATAGAAAGCCCATTCTTTGTTAATGGCTCTCTTAAAGCATTCCAAATAGATGCGAAGTTCGCATATTTATAATTGTACCCTTTCGCATCTTTGGAAACAGTGTGAAGCTCTGCTTGCATCGCATTCATAGCCTTGGAAATTTCTACCATTTCTTCGCTTGTTTTCATTGTGATTTCTCCTTTTGATTTTCAATGTATGAACGCTGATATCCTAAATACCAATGCATCAGATCTTTTTTGTCAGAGTCTGCCTTTTTGGCAATCTTTAACTTGTCGGCCGCATATACAACCTTTAATGCGGATGCACCATATTCAATGGCTTGTTCCAAATCCTCCAGATTGCCAGTCTCGTATACAGCCTTGATAATCTCTTGAAGTGCGTCCGCTGCACTTTCCGGATCGTACTCATCCTTGTGATACCACCCATCACTATAAACTTCATTTGGTTCGTAATAACTTGAATCAGGCTCATACCATGCCATGTTTTTCTCCTATTGTTTGATTAATTTAGGTTGAATCTGATATGATAATATCAGATTTGACATTTAAATAACAATGAAAATAGCGATTTACAAAAAAAATATGTTCAACTATATTTTTACACTTTAAACCAACAAGGAGGCAAACGATGGATCTAGATGAGTATATGTGGAGAAAAAAGATTAAATGTAAAAACATGTCTGAACAAACAGGGATTTCTGCGGTAGCTATACAACAATACAAACATAGACGTTGTACACCAAATCTTTTAAAAGCGCTGCAAATTCAAGCCTTTACCAAAAAAGATATTCCTTTGGAGGAAATGTTGTCTATTAAAGACAAAGAGTTTTTTGATAAATGGTTGCAAGAAAATAAAGAAAATTCTGATAAATGCTTGCCAGGATATAAGAAAAGGAAGTAAAAAAAAAGCACCTCCCCATCAAGAGAGATGCTAACATGATATATATATGCTTCGCTCCACCAAAACACATATAAAACATAGGATAGTTTATGACCATATCATATCAAAACGAAAACAATAATTCAATCTCTAATAATTCTTTGAATTTTCTCGATCTTCTCGATTCGGGTCAATATCAAACCTATAATAGGCAAGTTGCTCATGTTTTAGGTTCTATAAATGCAGCAATTTTGCTTTCCGAGCTAATAAATAGATATCAATATCACCGAGATCATGAAGAGCTTTTTGAAGATGAGTGGTTTTATTACACAGTAGAAAAGTGCGAAGAAAGAACGTGCCTTTCGAAAAAACAGCAAAACAAAGCATTTAAAATTCTGGAAGAAAGAGGTTTTTTCTCAAAAAGAGCTATAGGAATACCGCCAAAAAGATATTTTAAGTTAAATTTCGATGCCATCTTGAACTTCATAGATTTTTCAAAAAGTTCTTTTAAAGGTTACCAAAGGGAACCTATGAAGGTTACCAAAGGGAACCTATCACATATAAAGAACTCCACTAAAGATCCCGAGAATACTACTACTAGCGAAACGCCTAAAACCAAAAAAGAACCTCCTCCAAAACCTCCTAACAAAGTAGTAGTTTCTTCTAACTTTGAAGATCTAAAGATTTCCAAGAGAAAGAAGGATCTGTTGCAAAGTAAATACAGCCCTTCTGAGATCGAAACAGCAGTAAAAAGGGTATTGGTGTGGGATAATCGCCGAAATGACGAGGCTGCGCTTGAGTTTGCGCTCCAGAATGCTGATTCGTGGAATGACGCAGTTAAAAAAGAGCATGTCGTTGAAAAGAATAGGGAATTTTGCAACTCAATTGAAATATTTGATCAAAAGCGGATATGTGGATATGACGTGATGATTTGTAAGACCGGATTTGAATATTCAAAAGGAAATTCTTGCGAATTTATTCAAATAGAAGATATGAAGTTTATCGAACGTGTCAAAGAATTTTTCAACAAAATAGGAGTAGACATTGAGTACCATAGAAAAACTTCTCAGGGATATAGCACTTGATGTGCGCGATCTTCTTTTTCCAGACATTTTGCTGCATGCTAGAACAACACTAGGCATGCACCTGTATACAACAGCTGAACATATGGGAATTTCGATGAATAGGCTGTTTAACCTCGAAAAGGGTCTTTTTAGAGCAATGGTGAGAGATCACGAGTTGGAAAAAATCAGCGTATTTTATGGATTTCAAAAGAATTTCTTGAAAAACAAGGCGATTGAATATATTAAAACTTTTAGAAAGGGGTGCAAAGCTGATGTGTATTTCCAATAATCAAATGTGTTCTAGATGCCATGTTCTCAAAGATTTAAAGGAATTTTATAAAACACATGGAAAGCCGCAAAGATGGTGTAAAAAATGCCAGCGGCACTATGTCAAACAATGGCAAAAAGGCCATCTAGCGAGGTTTAATGCACCTGACAATTCCGGGCTTTCCTATTGCTAAAGCGCGGCCTCGTTTTTCGGGAGGAGGACGCGTTTTTGATAAGCAAAAAAAGGAAAGGAATTTTTTCCGATGCATTGTGCAGCAGCAATTGGCAAAAAAACGCATTTTAAGCCTTGTGTCTGGAGTTTGCAGTGCTGAGATAATATTCCATACCCCAATGCCCATGACATGGTCTCAGAAAAGAAAAGAATGCGAAAACGGAAATCTAGACCCAACAAGGCCTGATGTTGATAATTATTTAAAATTTACACTTGACGGACTGAATGAGCTTGTGTATGCAGATGACAACCAAGTAGCGGAGATTTATTGTAAAAAAATGTATTCAAAAAATCCAAGGACGGAAATTTATATTTCTTCAGGAGATTCTGAGATGATAAAAGAGCATGCCCTTACGGTAAAAGGCGAGATCAAGATTGAAGATCTTGATTATATGGTAAAAAAGGCAAATCGTCTTGGGACAAAAGGAAGAAAGGTGGTTCGCGTTTATACCGAACAAGACAATGAGGGTCATCATTATTATTTTGACTGCGAGCAAACACGGGAAATGCCATGATATATATTAAATATTTGTGCTATAGTTTTCATTGTTTTCTTAAGCAATTTAGTTCAAACCCTTGTGCTCTAGTGGTTATAAGAGATGAACACGGCAGAATTCAGAAAGTGACATGTACATGCGATAAGGAGTTATTTAGATGAGCGAATCAAGAATGGATTTTATTGAAAAGTTTGAAGATGGAATCATCGAAAACATGACCAAGTTAAGAAAAATGTATCTCGATCTAGAGGAGGAGCTTGAGAGGTTAAAATCTTTGGCTTCATATGAAAAGCTTTCGAAAGAAAATACAGCGCGCGTCTTTCAACAAACGATTAATCATCTTGAAACTTCGCAAATGTATTCGATTAAATATTTATGCCTAATTGGCGAAAAATCCTCCTGATCTTGTCCGAGGAACCCCTGGACATTAAATAAAATGGGGGAGGTGTAGCGACCGACGTACAAACGCGATGCGGATCACTGCTCAGTGTGCCTTGATTCTAGGTTGATCTCTAGATGGAGGATGTGTTTCCCTGGTTATCGCAGACAAAATCAACCAGGGCCGGTTATTGGAGGTCATAACCAAGTGTGTGATTACGAAACAGAGTTTGGATTCATGGAACGCGTAAGATTTGCGAAGGCCCAAGTGGTAGATGACAACTTAGAAGAAACTCAAACACCCAAATGTGAAAAATGCACTGAAAGGGATTCTATTTACCATGTGCATTGTGCAACACATACTCATTACTATTGCTATGAATGTTCGGATTTATTGGAAGATAAATGAATGAGCTGTGGAGTGTGGTTATACGATCATCGGAATCTATTGGTGAATAAATTAAAAATGCTTAATGGATTATCACTTTTTTCAGGAATAGGAGGAATAGATGTGGCTTTATCTGAATGGGTTAGAACAGTCGCCTACTGCGAAATCGAACCATTCTGTCAGAGCGTCCTCCTGTCGAGAATGTCAGAGGGGGATTTGCCCAAAGCACCAATTTGGGATGACGTACGAACACTGGACGTTGACAGAGATTTATCATTTTCGGAAATTAACCCCGGAATTGAGATTATTTTCGGAGGCTTTCCATGCCAGGATATCTCTATTGCAGGAGCTGGAAAAGGTCTGGAAGGAGAGCGAAGCGGTCTTTTTTTCGAAATCTTGCGCTTGGCCAAAGAAATCAAGCCCAAGTTCATATTTCTTGAAAACGTCCCAGCAATCACCAGCCGAGGCGGACTTCGAGTCGTTAGAGAGGTTACCGAAATGGGGTATGATTGTAGATGGTGTGTTATTTCCGCTTCAGGGGTCGGAGCTTTACACAGACGAGAAAGATGGTTCCTGCTGGCCCACTCCAGATGCCAACATGAGAGGAGCAAGAAAAAATCAGAATGGACACCAAAAAACACTTCAAGACGTAATAGGTTCTGGGAAATTGAACCCCCAGTGGATCGAGTGGTTGATGGGGTACAAAATAGGATGGACAGACTTAAGGCGCTTGGAAACTCAGTAGTTACGCAACAAGTAAAAAAGTCTTGGGAAATTTTAACAGGAATAGAATATGGAAGACTTCTTAAATAAAAAACCAAAATTTTATTTAAAAATATCACCTCCAATGACTTTATGGAATGAAGTAACTGAGAAAGAATATAAAAATATGGAGATATCTTGCGGATTTTATTCCAAGTCAAAAGATGAAATAGCTACTCATTCATTTGGAATAATTAAGAATGGAATAGAAATATCAGGAAAAATAAAATTTTAATGAATGACTTATAGGAATATCTTGAATGATTGAAGAAATACAAATATCAAATCTTAAGTTGCTGGAACGCAATCCGCGCACAATCACAAGAGAAAAAATGCATGGATTATGTAAATCTTTAGAGTCGGACAAAGCGTTTCTTTGGAAACGTCCGATTTTAGTAAACGAAATAGACGGTGTTTTACAGGTCTATTGTGGAAATCAAAGAGTAAGAGCAGCCAAAAAGTTGGGCTGGAAGTTTATCCCTTGCGATGTGGATCAAAATCTTGATCAAAAAACCATGAAAGCTCGCATTTTAAAAGACAATAAAACGTTTGGAGAATTTGATTTCGATATACTCGCAGCCGATTATGAAATGGAAGAGCTTTACGATTGCGGATTTGATGCAAAGGATTTCGATTTAGATGGATCTTTGGAAATAGAAGGTAGTGAAGAAAATAAGGAAGAAAAAGAAAAACTTTGTCCTCATTGCGGAAAAAATATAAAGGAAAAGAAAAATGCCACTTAAAAAAGGGAAAAGCAAAAAAACAATAAGCAGCAATATACGCAAACTTAGACACGAAGGATATCCTGAACGACAATCTGTCGCAATTGCTATGACTAAAGCAGGCAAATCAAAAAGGGGAAGGGATAAAAAATGACGATGGGAAGGCCCCCAGTTCTAATCGATTGGGAAGAGGTGGGAAATCTCTATATGGCTGGCACTTCAACCGAATCTATTGCTAGACAACTAGGAATTACAGCAAGAACATTATACGATCGATGCGAACAAGATTTAAACATGAAATTATCACACTTTTCTCAGAAAAAACGAGAAAAAGGAGATAATTTATTAAGAGCTGCTCAATTTAAAAATGCAATGAGTGGAAATACTTCCATGCAAATATGGCTTGGAAAACAACGCCTTGGTCAGAGAGAACCTAAAAGCGAAGATACAGAAAAAACACAAAATAATACATATTACGTGAACTATGACCCAAAAAATCCGCTCCCTGTTCTATCCAAGGCCGTACCAGCTACCGATCCTGAAAGCACTCCATCAGGGGATAAAGAGAGCGATATGGGTTTGCCATCGGAGGGCGGGCAAAGACCTGACGATATTTAACTGGTGCATAGAAGAGCTTATTCGAAAAGTTGGCACTTGCTTTTACATTATGCCAACATACTCTCAAGCAAAAAAGGTTATCTGGGAAGCTTCTACGAATGACGGACTTCGAATTTTGGATTTCATTCCTAGTGAGTTCATTGCTCAGAAAAATCAGCAGGAGATGAAAATAAGGCTGAAAAACGGATCGCTTTTTCAGCTTATCGGTTCTGATAACATCGATTCGCTTATGGGAACAAACCCGACAATAGTGGTATTTAGCGAATATGCGTTGCAAACCCCAGATGCATGGGATTTTATTAGACCAATTTTAAAAATCAACGATGGATATGCCATTTTTATTTCAACCCCTCGAGGTAGAAATCACTTTTTCGATTTGTATCAAATGGCACAGACACAGCCTGACTGGTGGGTTCAAAAGCTTACATATAAAGACACGGGTGTTTTGACAGATGAGGATATAAAAAAAGAAATAGCAGAGGGAATGAGTGAAGAGCTTGCAGAACAGGAGTATTCTTGCAGTTTTGACAGAGGAATTGATGGAGCCTTCTATGCTAAGCTTGTTACAAAAATGCGCACAGAAGAACGCATATACCAAATGGAATACGATCCATATAAACTAGTTCATACCGCTTGGGATCTTGGTTGGGACGATTCAACGGCTATTATATTTTTCCAAACAGAAGGAGAGCGCATTCGGATTATCGATTGCGAAGAACACTCAAACAAAACACTTGTTTGGTATGCAAACATTTTAAAAGACAAGGGATATAGATATGGCACACATCTATTTCCCCATGACGTTGAGCATGTAGATGGGTTAAGTACAGGATTAACTCGTAAAGAGTTGTTAGAGGATTTGCAAATACCAGTGACAACAGTTCCAAGAAGTTTCATAGTAGATGGAATCGAGGCTGTTAAAGTTTTACTTTCTTCTCGCGTCTCTATCAATGAAAAAAAATGTTTGCAACTAATAAAATCTTTAGAAAATTATCATCGGGAGTGGCTGGAAAAAAAGAAGATATATTCTGGAAAACCAGCACATGATTGGTCTAGTCATTTTGCAGACGCTATGCGATATATGGCAGAAGGACTAAAATTTATTGAGACAGGATCAAAGTCTTCGTCTTCAGAAATTGATGCAATTAACGCTTACTGGGGGAGAAAATGACAGAATGGCTAGATGAATCCGATCCATGGGAAGTGGATGGAATAGGAAAATATCCCGTTTTAGGAAGACCTGGAGAGTTTGTTTATCTAAAATACGATCCTGAAAATGAGAATGAAACATGTGAAGATCTTTTAATGAGACATCATGAATACAGAGATCGCAAATCTTTCTGGGCTTATGGGACTGCTGTAAAGTATTGTGAAAAATGTGATGAATGCCTTAAGGGGAGTGAGTGTGATTATTACGCTTCCTATGCTTTTTATGAAATCTTTGATTCTTTAACAAAAAAAAAATATTATCTCGTATGTGATTGTTCGGATCCCGGATTTATGGAAGAAGATGAATATTTGTTTATCCCAGCACATCCATTTAATATAAAAATTTTTATGAAAAACTATCTAGATGAAGGATATAAGCTTTATTGATATGAAAACATAT